TAAATTTGTCGTGCATAACTTCATTTCTAACCGGTATGTAGAAAACAAAATCTATTTCATTAACATCGGGGTAGGCTTGGAAAGCCCCCAGCGTGTACGCTTTCGCCTGCCAGTTTTCTCGCGGACTATCTATTTTAGATATACCTGTTTTATAATCAGCCATAACCGCCTTGTCTTTGTAAACAAGGAATCGGTCACACGTTCCCCACGTTTCAGTACCCTGGAGGTCTACATGTACTTGAATTTCATTCAATTCTTCAAAAGGATCTTCCCCAAAGAAGCTCTCGTTAAATGATTTTTCATCTGCAACAATCTGTTCGTATATCTGTAGTTCCTCTTCATCATGAAGTGCTGATGGGTCTCTGACTTCTAAGGCTTCGTGGATACGCGTACCTTTTTCAGCCGCCGCGCTTGTGCCGTCTTTGCCATGGTAACCCCCGCATCCAGCCACGTATTTAAGGCTGGACGGACTGAATTCTGCGTGGTCTCTACTCGTATGATCTGGTTGGTTATCCATGTAATGCTTCTAAGTTCTTTATTTTTCTATCTATAGTCTTCATAACGGTTTCTTCTATTGATCCTTCTGTTATTAGAATTTTTTGTATTGCGTCTGATTTTGCACCGTTCCGGTGTATGCGCCCCAATGTCTGTAAATGATCTTTGGCTGAGAATGTTGGACTAATAAGACTAACTCGTGGTCGGGAGCCATTGACGTCATGTAAGGAAACACCCGTGCCTCCTGCCGCTATATTCGCCACTACCACATGCTCGTTGTCCAATTGGAAAGCGTCAATAACATCCTGTCTTCCATCCCCTGTTTGACCCCCATCTATACGTCCACACATAAGTTGTCTACATAAAGCGTCTATAGATTCTTTAAAGTTCACAAATATGACAACACTGTTGCCCTGCTCTATTAAATCTTCAGCCATGTTAGCTAAGTCCATTATTTTAAAACTTTCTGCCAATTGACGTGCGCGGAGTATGTCTACTATTACGTGGTCGTTTTCAAGCACACTGCTTTTATCCATTATAAATGATTTAACTATGGATGGGGTGATACCTAAATCAGAATACGCTTTTATTATATCTTTAGTATTGCTAAAGCGTGTGGGTTCTATAAAAACCCTATTTGCTCTGAAACTATCAGGGAAGTCTTCAACAGTTAATTTGTGTCCGGTTATGCCATATATGTCCTCTTTTATTTTAGGTAAGTGTTTACGTGTTATTAGCCGCCATTGGTTCCACTGATCTTTGTGACAACCCTTTGACATCATCCAAGTGTACCAACTTTTTTTAGTGTTCTCTCTTTTATTTAAATTGTGAAGATCTAACATATAACCTATCGCGCGCATTTCTGTAGGGTCCTCACACGCGGTTGCAGACATCCCGTGAATTCTAAACCCTTGTTGTTTTAACGAAATAACAAGTTGCGAATTTTGAGTGTAGTGCCCTTTGACTTTATGTATCTCATCCACTAGAACCAAGGTGTCCTCTGGAAGATCCCACGTCATTATCTTCTTCCCCCTTTTAGACATGAACTCGGTTTTGCCCATACGTATACGTTCGTAATTCATAACGAATAAGGGGTCAACTCCCATATCCTCCAGTTCTCTTTCCCATGCTGGTATAACGCTCTTCGGACAAATAACGGCTACAGGGCACCCCAGCTCTTTAGCTATATATGCCGCTACTACTGTTTTACCTGTTCCTACGCTGGATGTGTCAATAGAACATTTTCCACTGGATAAGGTTGATATGAAGAAGTCTGCGGCCTCTTGTTGTTTAGGATAGAGGACCTTCATTTTCTCCTAATACTATAACGTTAAGACTATGTCAATTATTTTCCTCTTATATATCTTGCTATAAGAAAAGCATCCACCATCCCGTCATGTGGTTTTGTGGCGCGTTTGCTTTTCTGCCACCGTTCATCAGGCGCGAGACATTCCGCTTTCCATGCCGCCGCCTCTTTTGTGGTGCCCTTTGGTACATTACCTAGCATTTTCTTTTGCCATTTATGTACGGATACAAGACAGTGGCCCCAATTTCTATTCTCACACATCCCTAGAAGTTTACCGAAAGATATGCCCATTGAGCGTACGGCTTGAGAGGATTTTGCGTGGTGTAGGGGCTCCTCTATGGCTACAAGAAAGTCAGGGCCTGGATTGAGAAACATTATCCAGTCGTAGGTTCCTCTGGAGTCTATTTCCCTTTTCCCCGATCTATGGAAAGTGGGCATTATGGTTTTATCTATAACAGCTCCAGTGCATTTTGAAATAGCTACTAACCCACCGTCTAAACCATTATCTATCCCTATTATCACTGTTCTATAGCGGGTCTACTAGATGTCTTCTAACTAATAATCCCAAGCCCTCCGAAGGGAGGAAGCACCCTATATTGTGGCCCACCATCTGTAGAAAAAATACCTCTTTTGATATTTTAGGGAGTACTAAATAAAACTCCCCTTTTTGTTTTACAGATACAAACTTAAAATCATTAGGGGGTAGCTCTTCCCTTATTAACACATAAGGGTCTTTAAGTAAGATCTTTTCCTGAAACATCTTCTTTGGGAGGTTCATCGTCTAGAAAACATGGGGTGGCGTCCCCAAAGTTACTTTGTAAATATTCATATTCATACTTTTCCCTAGCTTCTTTTTCAGAAATATTATAGTTCTCTTGCAGAGTTTTTAAAGTTATCAACTTAGAATAGCAGGCCACGGGAGGCTTTCCATAAGTTTCTACACACCCCATATAAGCATTTTCTAATCCTGAATATAAAAGAAGGGTACTTTCAGCATCCTCTATTGTTTTTTCGGTATCGCTCATTCTTCTGGTTCTACATCTATTACTTCTTTAGTGTTAACCTTTAAGGCGCCTCCGCCCCTATCAGCTTTTGTGTTGTTAAGTATACTTATATCAATTTGTACTTTACCACTTCCTCCCCCAGTTTTAGCATTTAACCCCATATTTCTACGTATAAGTTGATCTAATTCTGACAGTTCTTTAATAGTCCTAGGAGCCCTTAAAAACTTTTTACTGTCCCGTAGGAGCTGTATACCCATAGCCGCAACGTAGCTTTGGTACTTATCCGCAGGAGTCGTTTGGGCTTCTGCTATTTCCATCATAGCTTCATCTTCAGCCACCCTAGCCTCGTATTTAGCAGTTTTAATAGCCTCATCCGTTTTACCTTCTAAATTATCATCTAATGCTGTTTTTAAAGGGTCTGCATCTTCCGGCATAGGGTTGGATGCGTGCGGATTACCTTTAGGTTCTATACCTTCATTGCGTAACCATAGTCTTAGTGTGGAATTGCTTATACCTAATTCCTTACTTATGTGTACCAACTTATAGTCTTGTTTGTACATTTCTAAGGCTTTAGGCAGTAGCTTAGACTTTTTCGATTTTGTAGGTTTCTTAGCCAAGTATATAACTTATACTATTTTAATTGGTATTTTTCAAGTTGAATGAGTAAGAAGACATCTTTATACGAACCTTTCATAGACCCAAAAACTAAACGCATGGATGTGGGGGGTTTACTTATACCTCCCACTAACACTATAACTGCGTTGCTATACGGGTTTGCACACCACAAAGCTAACAAAGCAAAGGAGTATTATTTTTGGAGGTTGGCCGATGAGCTATGGAACCATGAAGATCTACCCGAACCGATGATGGTTAAGCACCCATGGGCTGTAGAAATGATAAAAGCAGTTATACGTAATAAATACGTAGCTATTGGGGGAGCGGCTAATAGTGGTAAATCCCACACAATGGCCGCATGGGGGATCTTAAATTGGTTGGCCCAGCCTAGAGATACGCTGGTTCTCCTTACATCAACCACGCTACGGGAAGCAAGAAAAAGGATTTGGGGTTCAGTTATATCGTTATTGATGGTTATCGATGGGGCACCCGTCAAAATACGGGATAGTATTGGAAGCGCTTGTTATATAAATGAGTCAGGAGTGCTTATTGATAGGGCGGGGCTGTCTTTGGTTGCGGCTGAACGCAGTAGAACTAAAGATGCTATTGGTAAGTTAATTGGTATTAAGCAGAAAAAAATAATATTGATAGGTGATGAGTTATCTGAACTGTCCCCATCTATTTTAAATGCTTCATTATCTAACTTATCTAAAAACCCATCTTTCCAGCTTATTGGGATGTCCAACCCTGCATCACGTTTTGATGCTTTTGGCGTGTGGAGTGAGCCTAAAGAGGGGTGGGATTCCATTGATACTAATACAGCCGATGAATGGGTAACTAAATGGGGAGGTGAGTACGTACGTTTTGACGGGGAAAGGAGTCCCAATGTATTAGCAGATGAAGTTATATACCCTTGGCTACCAACGACAGAGAAGCTAAACGAAGACAAAGCTTTGTTGGGGCAGGAATCACGCGGCTATATGCGAATGGTTAGAGCGGTATTTTTTGACTCAGATGAAACCGAAGGTATTTATTCCGAAGCGGAACTAGCTAGATCAGGGTCTTTAGGGCGTGTTGACTGGGAAGGAAACCCTACACCAATAGCTGGAGTTGACCCCGCCTTCACTAATGGGGGTGACCGAACAATATTATACACCGGTCTTGTGGGGTATAATACAGATGGTCAGTACTGCGTTATGTTTGATGAATACGTACACCTTAACGATGACGCCACGAACAAGGCGGTCCCTAGGACGTACCAGATAGTCAGGCAAATAAAAGCCGAGTGCGAGAAGCGTAAAATCAAACCCGAAGATGTGGCTATAGACAGCACGGGAGCGGGCGCACCTTTTTGTGATGTACTATCGGGGGAGTGGTCGGACGCTTTTTTGAGAGTTTCCTTTGGAGGCAAGGCGTCAGACAAGCGGGTATCATCTAACAGTAAGTCAATTGGTACTGAACTGTATTACAATAGAGTAAGTGAGTTATGGTTTGTAGGTAAGGAGCTTATACGAACTAAACAACTATTCGGGATTAATGGTGATCTAGCTCAAGAAATAACAGGGCGTAACTACGATATGGTTAAAGGTACGTCCCTCCGTATGAAGATAGAAGCAAAGCCTGAGTATAAATCCCGCTTCGGAAGGAGTCCCGACTTAGCGGACGCCGCGTTTCTGTGTTTGGATTTAGCTAGGCAAAGGCACGGGTTAGTAGCGGTAGACCCTATAGAAGATGGGGGAATTAAAGGAAGGAGATCAAAAAGGAGGTCCATCAGAGAGCTATCCGGAATACTATCTGCCAACACTTTAGAATAGTGACACCCCCTCAATAAAATTATTTATAACTATAGTTTCAATTGTTTCTATGTTTTAAGAAACAATTGAAACCCCCTCCTATAAAAAGATTATTATAGGCCAGCACCTTACTTGATCCCTTGACTTTTCGCTTTAAAATCTTATTTTTAAGGTCATGGCTTACCCTTCTAAATCGGACATAACAGGCAAAACTTCAAGCGTCCCATTATATTTTCCTAATTATAAGGGAGAGAGCCTAAGTATAAGACTACCAAACGGTAAGCTATTTCCAGGTTGGGTTAAAGCAGAGCACGCTAAAATCCTTTTGAACAGGGGGGAAATATCAAAAAAAGAGTATACTAGGGCATACAAAAACAGGTGGGATACCATCGACGCGCATGGCCCCGAAGACTTAAAAAAAGTTTTTTGGCAGGACGCCGACATACTAAAAGCACTTAAAACTGAACTTACCATCGTAGCCGCAAACGCCCCCTCAGATGCATTACTTTCTTTTGAGGAGAAGCGCCGAGCTTATGGTGGTTTTACTAAGGAGGAGGCTAGTGCAGCAGATACGTATTACGAGGATTACAAGAAAGAGTTGGAGGAAAGTATAGCTATAGTAGAAGCTCGTTTAAAAAAACCAGAGTTTTTTACAGATGAAGAAGGACTCAGACTGCGCTCCAGTGGTCTTTCTATGTATGGGGACACCGCACAGCCTAGGTTAGAGGGGCCAGGAAATTGGGACCCCACCATCACTGAGGTGGATTACGAGGATACTAAAGGACGCTATGGGTATGGACAAGAATCAGGTGAAGTACCAGAAGGGCGTGCGAGAACACTGGCCCGCCAGAATTTTGCTGAAGAATTAAAAAACAGGATGGGAGCTATGTTGGCCGGAGAACAGGGAGCCCAAGATTCCGACCTAGCTAATTTAATACGAAGTACGGATTGGGGTAGGCGTCATATAGAAGGAAACCGCTATACGGGCGCTTCTACGGATGATTTTCTAGATGAGGGAGGAACTGTTACAAATGGCAAGCCTATTCCCGAATACGCCGTATCTTCTAGAGACTTTAAAGGGGAGAGTTATGGTTTACCAAGCGTTGACCCCACACAAATCCCAGCGGAGTCACCCTCCCTTCTAGGGGAAAGCGAGAAAACCAGAGCGGCTCAGCTAGGTCTAAG